GGAATCGCGGCCCTCCTAAAAAATTCTCCGGGGGAGGTTTTTGGAAAAGCATTTTACTCGGCTGAGTATTTTGTAGGATATATTGGGAATGTGTGTAAGCTGCTACGTATGTAAAAATGATATTTTTCCTTCAGGTTTACTCCTTTCTCTAAGTAATCTACCAAGAAAAAGTACACACAAACTCAGTATATCTTACAAAGTACTTAGTTAAACTATTTATATTCTGTATGAAAGGAGGATGTATTATGCCTAAACGCAGAGTAAACTACGCTGCTTCTTCTGAAGACAGACCGCCTTTACGACCTGCACTGACACCAGAGGGTAGAGAACAGCAAATGATATCTCTAGCTATGGATTTAGTCGAGGAACGTTTGCGCAATGGCACTGCATCTTCACAAGAAACAACACACTTCTTGAAGCTCGGCTCCATTAGGGAACAAGTTGCTTTAGAAAGAGAGCGACAAGAGATTGAATTAATTAAAGCTAAGAAACAAAACTTAGAATCAGTACAGAGAGTTGAAGAATTATATAAGGATGCCATGAATGCTATGAAAAGATATAGTGGAAATGGTGAAGTATCTGTTGAATATTTGTCGGAGGATGATAAATAATGATCCGAACATATTCTGAGTTAAGTAGACTCTCTACTTTTGAAGAACGCTTCAGGTATTTGAAGCTTTATGGGGAAGTAGGTGAAAATACTTTTGGTTTTGATAGATATTTAAACCAAAGGTTCTACAAATCTATTGAGTGGAAACAGGCTAGAGAGCGTGTAATTATGAGAGACATGGGTTGTGATTTAGGTCACAAAGATTATCCAATTGCCGGAGACATTATAGTACATCATATGAATCCTATGTCACTTGAAGATTTGGAATCTAATCCTGGAATACTTTTAGATCCAGAATTTTTAATATGTGTTTCATTAGAAACCCACAATGCCATACATTATGGTGACGAACAACTTTTAAAGGATAAAACAATTCAAGAACGTACACCACACGATACTAAGTTGTGGTAGAAAGGAGATACGATGATGGAAGATAAAGAATTAAAGTTGGAAGAAGAAAAAGCTGAATTAGAGGAAGTTGCTATTGCAGAAGAACTTTCTCCAGAAAAAGATGTTGAGGAAACATCAACAGAACCTGTTGAAGAAGCCCCAGCAGATCAAAAGAAAAAGAAAGGCCCCCAAGTTTTATTAGCTAAAATTAAAAACTGTAGAGGTCTTAATTTAAGAGCCAATCCAAGTTTAGAAGCTCCAATTTTAGAAGTCTTAAGACCAGATAATACTTTTAGTATTAATAAAAAAGCATCTACCCAAGATTTTTATAGCGTAGAATTTGAAGCTCTCCCAGGTAAACATATTTCTGGTTTTGCTTTAAAGGAATTTATTGAAATTATTTCAAAATAAAATAAGGAGATTCTTATGGCAGAAGACACTGTAGAAATACAAGATAGTATTTTAGATTCGATTAAACACCTTTTAGGTATTACTAGAGATAATACAGTGTTTGACCAAGATCTAATTATACTTATTAATGGCACTTTGGCAGATTTAATCAGCCATGGTGTCGGTCCACAAAGTGGATATGTGATTACTTCAAATACAAATGTTTGGAGCGAATTCATACAAGGCGATAATGCCGCTAAAAAAGAAAATGTTAAAACTTATGTGTTCATTAAAGTTAAACTTGTGTTTGACTCAGGACAAATGAACTCTAAGATGATTGAAGTGTTTGAATCGAGGGCTAAGGAAATAGCTTATAGATTATACACAGAGGAGGGACAATTCTAATGGCAGGTGAAGTTGTTGGTATTCCTAAGCCAACTAAGGCTCAGAAAGAATACGAGATTGAACGAGAACAATTAGATGAAAAAGCTCAACTCAAGGTTGTTAAACGTGACTTCTATGATAGTTTACCAAGAGCCGTTTGTGAAGCTCTCGATAACATTTATTGGAGATGGAGACGTTGTCCTTGGTTTGAAAAAGCTTGGAATGACTATCGTAGTCATGTTTTGGAAGCAGAAACTAATGGAACTAAAATTAAGACTCCAGGTTTCATCTTTTCAAAATACATTGATGAACAAGTTAAAAACGATTTTAATCAACGTGAGAAACTTATGTTTGCTCATTCAGATTTAGAAGTTGATATGTTAGCCCATTATGGTATTAAAGGTCAACAATGGGGTGTTCGTCGTTACCAAAACGAAGACGGCACTTTAACAGAAGCCGGCAAACGTAGATACCTTAAAGGTTATAATGAAGCTGAGATTAAGTTAAATACAGCAACAAGTCAAACTGAAAAAGATAAAGCTCAACAAAAATTAGATGAAATTAATGCCAATCAAGGCAATTATTTCGATTCAAAAAAATGGGATTCAGATGCTAATGAAGCTGATAAAGCAAAAGTTCAGGTAGTTAAAGAAGCTCAAAATATAGTTTTAACTGGAGCTAATGCTGTAAACACATCAAGCAGAGGTTCTAAAGTTATTAATAAAAAAGATTATAGTAAAATTCCAGACGATGAAATGCGTCGTAGGATTAATAGACTTCAAATGGAGAAGACTTATGGAGATCTCAATGGTGATAATAAATATGTTATGACTGGCAAAGAGAAATTTAAGGAAACTTTACAAACAATTGGAGCTATTTTAGGTATTGGTGCTTCAGCACTTACAATTGGTTTATTATTCAAGCAATACAAAGGTGCTGGTAGAAAGCCAACTGCACCATAAAAATCAAAATAAATTATGCTTTCTAATACGGCTACTCCTAAATATTATGGCCGTTTTAGAGACGCGGTCATTAGGGGAGAAATTCCAGTATGTAAAGAGATTTCTATGGAAATGAACCGAATTGACCAATTAATTGAAAATCCAGGTGTTTATTACGACGATCAAGCAGTTGAAGGATTTATAGCATATTGTGAAAGTGAGTTAACTTTAACAGATGGTGCTGATCTAAAATTGTTAGATTCTTTTAAACTATGGGCTGAACAAATATTTGGTTGGTATTATTTCGTAGAAAGAACTGTGTTTGAACCATATAAAGACCGTTTAGGCGGCCACTATGTAAAACACACAATTAAAAAACGTTTGGTTAATAAACAATATTTAATTATTAGCAGAGGTGCTGCTAAATCTATGTATGGTAGTGTTATTCAGAATTATTTTTTGAATGTAGATACTACAACAACATACCAAATTACAACAGCACCAACAATGAAACAAGCAGATGAGATTATGTCTCCTATTAGAACTGCTATTACACGTTCTCGCGGCCCTCTTTATAAGTTTTTGACAGAAGGATCAATTCAAAATACAACTGGTTCAAAAATGAATCGACAAAAACTTGCTTCTACTAAAAAAGGTATTGAAAACTTCTTGACAGGATCTGTTTTAGAAGTAAGACCTATGAGTATTGATAAGTTACAAGGTTTAAGATGTAAGGTTGCTACAATTGATGAATGGTTATCTGGAGATATTAGAGAAGATGTTATTGGTGCAATTGAACAAGGTGCTTCTAAGGTAGATGATTATCTGATTGTTGCTATGTCATCAGAAGGTACTGTTAGAAATGGTCCTGGTGATACAATAAAGATGGAACTTATGGATATTTTAAAAGGGGATTATATTAATCCACATGTATCCATATGGTATTATAAACTTGATAGTGTTGAAGAAGTAGCTCATCCAGATATGTGGGTTAAAGCTAATCCGAATTTGGGTAAAACTGTTTCTTATGAAGCCTATCAATTAGATGTTGAAAGAGCAGAGAAAGCTCCTGCAACACGTAATGATATTTTGGCAAAAAGATTTGGTATTCCTATGGAAGGTTATACATATTACTTTACATATGAAGAAACTATTCCACATAGAAAAAGAGACTTTTGGAATTTACCTTGTGCTTTAGGTGCAGACTTATCACAAGGAAATGACTTCTGTGCATTTACTTTTCTATTTCCACTTAAGAATGGTGAATTTGGAATTAAGGTAAGAAGTTATATTAGTTCTATGACATTTGAAAAACTTCCAGCAGCTATGCGTTTGAAGTATCAAGAATTCTTAAATGAAGGTTCTTTATGCATTTTAGAAGGTAACATTTTAGATATGATGGAAGTTTATGAAGATCTAGAGAAAGAAATTACTAACAGACAATATGATGTTAGATGCTTAGGGTTTGACCCTTACAATGCTAAAGAATTTATTGAAAGATGGCAAACTGAGAATGGTCCATATGGCATTGAGAAAGTGATTCAAGGTGCTAAGACCGAATCAGTTCCTCTTGGTGAATTAAAGAATTTAGCAGAAAGTCGAGCATTGTTATTTGATGAATTGTTAATGCAATTTGCTATGGGTAATTGTATTGCTTTAGAAGATACAAATGGAAATAGAAAGTTATATAAGAAAAGATATGAAGCTAAGATCGATAATGTTGCTGCATTGTTGGATGCTTTTGTAGCATATAAACTCAATAAGGAGGCTTTTGAATGACATGAATTTGAGTAATGAAGAATATTTACAACACCATGGCGTCAAGGGCCAAAAATGGGGTGTTAGAAAAGACGAGGTTCCAAGTGGCAATCGCCAAAGAAGTTCCTCACAACAAATACAAGTTAAAAACACAACTACAGAACAATCTACAACTGAAACGGTAGCTCCAAATTTAACCAAAAAAGGCAAAAAGATTTACAAAGCTTTGGCAGTTGGAGCATTAGTTATAACTGGTATTGTAGCAACAGTAGCAATAACAAAAAAAGTCGAAGCAAATAAAGCTAAACAAAAGAGAAGTGCAGCAGCTAAAAAAGCAGCAGCTACTAGACTGTATAATAAACAGAATGGTACCTATGTAACTTATAAAGATGTTAATGTTTTAGTAGGCAAAGGGCAACAATTGTCACATGCATATCAAAATATTAAATATGCACGATTGAGAGTTAAGTAAAGGAGGTAAAAAATCAAAATGGGTTTATTAGATAGAATCCAGAAAGCTTGGAATGCTTTCATTGGTAAAGGGCCTCCTAATAAAGAGTTTTATTTGCAGAGACCATATGAAGATTATGGTAGATCTTCAACATATCGACCAGATAGATTATATTATTCTAAAGGCCAAGAAAAGACATTAATTAATGCAGTCTATAACAGAATTGCTATGGATGTAGCAGCAGTTAATATTCGTCATGTAAAAAATGATGATCAGGGTCGTTTCATTAAAGAAATGGACTCTTCTTTAAATAGAGTTTTTTCTGTAGAAGCTAATAAAGATCAAACAGCTAGAGCTTTTGTTCAAGACATTGTAATGTCATTATTTGATGAAGGCTGTGTTGCTCTTTTACCAGTTGATACAGATAAAAACCCAGATACCAATACAACAATTAACATCTACACAATGCGTGTAGCAAAAATTATTCAATGGTATCCAGATCATGTTCAATTAGAAGCTTACAATGATAGAACTGGTAATAGGGAAACTATTACTATGAGAAAATCAGAAGTGGCTATTATTGAAAACCCTTTCTATGCAATTATGAATGAACCAAACTCCATAATGCAGAGATTGATTAAAAAGTTTAACCTTCTTGATGTCATAGATGCACAAAGTGGATCCGGTAGATTGAATTTAATTATTCAACTTCCATATGTAATCAAGACGGAGGCACGTCAAAAGCAAGCCGCGCAACGAAGTGCCGATATAGAAAGGCAATTGGCCGAATCAAATTACGGCATTGCATACACAGATGGTACGGAGAAGATTACACAACTTAATCGTCCAGCAGAAAACAATTTATTAACTCAAGTTCAATTCCTGACGAGTATGCTTTTCAGCCAGTTAGGGGTTACTGAAGAGATTTTAAATGGTACTGCAGATGAGAATACTATGCAAAATTACATGACAAGATGTGTTAATCCAATTTGTAGAGCTATCTGTGAAGAAATCGATAGAAAATTTATTACTGAGACTGGAAGAACTCAAGGACAAGCTATCACATACTTTAATGAGCCATGGAAACTTATCCCAATTGATAAGATCCCAGACTTTGCTGATAAATTAACTAGAAACGAAATTATGTCATCAAATGAATTTAGGCAAATTTTAGGCATGAAGCCGTCTTCAGATCCGAAGGCGGATAAACTTCTTAATAAGAATATAGCTCAGCCTACTGAAGATCAAGTTCCTAAAAAAGAAAATACTCCGGATCCAGATGATGATACGGAAGACGATGACAGTTATGATGAAGTACAAGCGGCTATGGAACTTGAAGAGTTAAAAGAGCTATCTAAGAAAAATGGAGGTTAGAAAAATCAAAATGGGAAAACCAAAAATTAAAGAACCAGTTGATTTCTGTGGTTGGGCGACCGTATTTAACCGCAAATGCTCCGATGGTAGAACAATTCTTAAACATGCTTTTAAAGAATGCGATGGCGTTAAAGTACCATTAGTATGGATGCATGGTCATGATGACATTGGTAATGTTTTAGGTCATGCGTATCTTGAAGAGCGTGAAGAAGGCATGTATGCCTACTGTTGCTTAAACAATAATGAAGCAGGTAAACAAGCCAAAGAAGCAGTTCAGCACGGCGATATTTGTGCGTTATCTATTTTCGCGAACCGCTTACAACAAAACTCTAAAAAAGAAGTCACACATGGTGTGATTCGTGAAGTCAGCTTAGTCTTAGCTGGCGCAAATCCAGGTGCGTATATCGACGCTGTCATTTCCCATGCTGATGATCCTGATAACTTTGATGAAGCTACAATCTTTAATGATAAAGAAAATAGCTTTGACTTAGAACATTCAGAAGATCCAGCTAATCCAGAGGAAACTCCGGAAGAAAAGACAAATCCTGAAAACAAAGATCCTGAAAATCCAGATGTTAATGAAGGTAAAGTTGGTGATCCAGCTAATCCTGATGAGGCAGTTCATAGTGATCCAAAGGATCCAAAAGAAACCGAAAATGATCCAGCTCCTGAGGATCAAAATGACCCAGGTAAAGATGAGATCGAACACAAAGATACTAAAAAAGAAGATAAGAAAGATGAGATCGATAGTGATAAAACAATCGATGATGTTCTTGCAAGTATGACTGAAGAACAAAGAACTGTCACTTATTTATTAATGGGTATCGCCGCCGAAGAAGCTAAAAATGGAGGAAATAAAGAAATGAAACACAATTGCTTTGAAGCCAAAAAGACAGAAAAGGATGTTAATGGTGTTGCACAAGAAACCGAATTAAGTCATTCCGAATTCTGTGAAATTATTACAGAAGCTAAGAAAACTGGCTCATTAAAAGAAGCCTTCTTAGCACACGGTGTTACAAACATCGAAAGACTCTTCCCAGAAGATCAATTAGTTAATAGACTTCCACAAGAAGTTAAAAGAGATCAAGCTTGGGCAAAATATGTTATGAACCATGTTCATAAAACACCATTTAGCAGAGTTAAATCAACATATGCTACAATGACAGCTGATGAAGCTCGTGCAAGAGGTTATGTGAAAGGCAAAAAGAAAGTTGAAGAAGTTATTGCTGCTTTCAAACGTTCCACAACCCCACAAACTGTCTACAAATTACAAAAACTTGATAGAGATGATGTCATCGACATTACAGACTTCGACGTTATCGCTTGGATTAAAGGCGAAATGAGAGGTATGTTAGATGAGGAATTAGCTCGTGCTTTCTTAATCGGTGATGGTAGAGACTCATCTTCTGATGACAAGATCAATCCATTAAACATCAGACCAATTTGGGGTGATGATTCTGTTTATACTGTTTCCAAGAATATGACAAAAGGCGCTAACGAAGATGAATACGCCTTCGCTAAGAGATTCATTAAAGAAGCAGTTAAAGCTCGTAAAGAATACAAAGGTTCTGGTAACCCAGTTCTCTTCACAACTGAAGACTTACTCACAGATATGCTCTTAATTGAAGACCTCAATCAACGCGTTATCTATGATACAATTGAAAAATTAAAAACAGCTCTCCGTGTTAATGATATTATTACAGTTCCAGTTATGGAAAATCAAGTCAGAGAATCTGGTGGCAATCAATATAAATTAATGGGTATCTTCGTTAACCTCGATGATTACAATGTTGGTGCTGACAAGGGCGGTGCTGTTAGTATGTTCGATGACTTTGACATCGATTACAACAAGTATGAATACTTAATCGAAACACGTTGCTCTGGTGCGTTAGTCAAACCATACTCTGCAATCGTCTTCGAAGAAAAAGGTTCTTTTTAAGTAGCTTCACAGTAGCACCCGAGACTGATGAAGCAGGTGAGTTATTCGGGAAATTAGCCAGCGAATTACAATCACGCGTTGATGTTTTAGATGATGCCTTTATTGGTAAATTAAAATATATTGACGATTACACTGGTTTCAGTGGTGATCCTGAATTACAATCTGGTAATTATCTTGCATTAAAAGTTAGCAATGTCCCAGCTGATGCTGTTATCACAATGCAAAAAGTCGGAGAAGGCGCCTCACCAGCTGTTACATTAGACTCCGATAGAAATGCAGTTATTAGAATGACTGAACTTAAGACATTAAGATTTACAGTCACATATAATAGCCAAACATTTGTAAAAGATATTTCTTTAGATAGATTAGAATTAGAACCAGCTCCTGAAGCTCCAGCAGAAGAAGCAGAATCTGAAGATGATAATCCTGAAGAAGTGGTAGGTTAATAATATGAGATTTTCTGGAAAAATAGGATACGGCATATCCTCAGAAAGCGAAACAGCTCCTGGTGTATGGAAAGTTGATGACTATACAGAGAAAGATGCTATTGGTGAATATGTGAAGAATGTCAATAGACAAACTCCTTCAAATAAAGTCAATAATGATATTTCTGTATCAAATGTTATTAGCGTTGTGTCGGATCCTTATTCCAGAGCTAATTTTAGATTTATTAAATACGTAATTATAGATGATGTAAAATGGATAGTTTTATCTGCAGAGGTAGACTATCCTCGTCTAATTATAACTCTGGGGGATGTGTATAATGCGTAACAGAGCAGATCTACATAATATCCTTCTTGATATTCTAGGAGATGGTAGCAGACATGTGTACTTTCAACCTCCAGAGAGTCTTAAAATAGAGTATCCATGTATTATTTATGAACGTCGTGACATAGATAATCAGCATGCAAATAACGAGGTATATTTACAGCCTGTAGTATACAGCGTGACAGTTATTGATGCAGATCCAGATAGTGAAATAGTAAAAAGAATGTCAAAGTTTCCGACAGCTAATTTTATTAGACACTATAATTCTGAACAATTAAATCATGACATTTTTGAAATATATTACTAAAAGGAGAAAAAACCAAATATGTTAATTAAATGGGACAAAAGTGGTGAACGTTTCTTCGAAACTGGTGTGTCACATGGCGTTTTATACGTCCAAAATGCTGACGGTACTTATGCTAAGGGTGTTGCATGGAATGGTTTAACAGCCGTTACACAAAGCCCAAGCGGTGCTGAAGTTTCTCCAGTATTCGCAGACAACATGAAATACATCAACCTTATGTCAGCGGAAGACTTTGCTGCCACAATCGAAGCTTACATGTATCCAGATGAATTCGAACAATGTGATGGTTCCGCAGAACTCAAACCAGGTCTTAAAATTGGTCAACAAAAGAGAAAGAAATTCGCTTTCTGTTATCAAACAAAAATTGGTAACGATGTTGATGCAGATCTTGGTTATAAGATTCACATCATTTATGGTTGCTTAGCTGCTCCATCAGAAAGACCATATGAAACTGTGAACGAAAGTCCAGAAGCTATGTCACTTTCTTGGGAAATCTCAACAGAACCAGTTGAAGTTTCAGGTTTCAAACCAACAGCTCATATCGAAATCGATTCAAGAGCATTTGGTAACGGAGAAGGCCAAGTTGCTGAAAGCGTTTTAAAAGCAATTAAAGATGCTCTTTATGGCACCGACGCAGATCCAGAACACAGTATTACTGGTTCAGATCCAACCTTATTATTACCAGATCAATTAGCTGCGTTATTCCCACAAGGCTAATCATCTTGTAAAAAAAAATCAAAATGGTTAAATCCTGCTTAAAGGATTTCGATTCTTTAAGGGGTATTAGGGGTTTGTTTATTTTAGCAAGCCCCTTTTTTTTTATTTTAGAGTAAAGGAGTAATAAAAAATGTACGCTAAAAAGATTAAATATGTTGACTTTGATGGTCAAGAAAGAGAAGAAACATTCTATTTCAACTTAACAAAAGCTGATATCATGAAAATGCAACTTGAAGTTAAAGGTGGTTTAACAGCCATTATCGAAAAGATTCAAGAAACAAAAGATGTTCCAGCTTTAGTTGCTTTATTCGAAGATTTAATTAAGAGAGCGTACGGTGCTAAGAGTGCCGACGGTCGTAATTTCGTTAAGAATGAAGAAGTTTGGAATGATTTCGCCTCTACAAATGCTTATTCCGATTTATATATGGAATTAGCGACAAATGCGGATGCAGCAGCTGACTTTATTAATAATGTTGTTCCTCCAGAATATTCTGCAGAGAATAAAAAAGCATTAGAAAATAAAGCTGATAACTAATAAAAAGTAAGGAGAGAGACTAAAATGCTTAAACTTGAAATTAAAGCTACTGAGACTTTTAATAATAAGACTCAAGAATTTACTAATATAAAAGCAACCACTTTAGAGCTAGAGCATTCTTTAGTCTCTCTAGCTAAATGGGAAGCAAAATATCAGAAACCTTTTTTAAATGATAATAATAAAACTGCAGAAGAGATGCTAGATTATATTAAATTAATGACTATTACACAAAATGTAGATCCAAATGTGTATGTTATCATTAGTAAAAATAAAGAATATATGGAAAAGATAAATAACTATATTACTTCTCCACAAACAGCAACCAAGTTTTATCAAAATGAAAAAACAGAAGGTAATGCTGATGCTAAACCTAAAAAAGATAATAAAATAATGACTAGTGAAGAAATTTATTATCTTATGCTATCTTTTCAAATACCATTTGAATGCCAAAAATGGCATCTGAATAGACTTCTTACATTAATAAAAATTTGTAACATTAAAGAAAGACAACAAAATGGTAAAGGTAGCAAAATGTCTAGAAGAGACATATTGGCTCAAAACAATGCATTAAATGCTGCTAGAAGAAAGAGTATGAAATCTCGTGGCTAAAGATATTAAAGTTAAAACAGTACGCCAAGGTGTTGGTGTAGAGCAGTTTTTAATGCGCCTAAATAACAACTTTAATGAAGAACAAATAAAAACTATAGCAGATAAATCGTTAGAAAAATTTGTGAAAAACACACCTTCTAAGTCTGGAAAAACTGCTAATTCATGGAGTTACACAATTGAAAAGAAAGACAATAAATATTATATCACTTTCCATAATTCAAATATTCAAAATGGTTCTAATGTTGCAGTATTAATCGAGAATGGTAGAGCTACAAGATCTGGAAAGTGGATATCTGGAACACATTATATAGATCAAACTATTAAAGAAATAGATAGAGATATAGTGTCTAAAGCATGGGAGGAACTGATTAAGGTATGAGCAGAGATAGAAATGTCGATACTCGTGTTGTCAAGATGGAATTTGACAATGCGCAGTTTGAAAGAAAAGTAAAACAAACTCAAAAATCTTTAAAAGAACTTGATCAGAGTTTAAGCTTCCAAGATTCAGATAAAGGTTTTAAGAAATTAAAATTAAGTGTATCCGCCATGGAAGTTGCTGTAACAACAGCAATTGCAAGTATATCAAATAAAATAGTAAATTTAGGTACAACATTAATTAAAGCTTTATCGGTTGACAATATTACAGCAGGCTGGGTTAAATTTGGGGAAAAGACTACTTCTGTAGCAACAATGGTAGCCCAAAAGATTCGTATTGCTGGTAAAGAAATAGAAGATCAAGGTGAAAAATTAAATGTTGTTAATGAACAATTAGAAAAATTAGCTTGGTTCTCAGATGAAACATCATATTCTTTTACTGATATGGTAAATAATATTAGTAAGTTTACAGCTGCTGGCCAAGATTTAGATAAATCAGTTAAAGCAATGGAGGGTATTGCAACCTGGGCTGCTTTATCTGGTCAAAACTCACAGACAGCATCAAGGGCTATGTATCAATTAGCACAAGCCATGGGTAAAGGAAAGATTCAAAAGATCGACTGGATGTCCATCCAAAATGCTAATATGGATACTGAAGAATTTAGAGAAAAGATTCTTGAAACAGCTGTTGCAATGGGTGAATTAACAAAAGAAGGAGATAAATTTGTTACTAAAACAGGTAAGAAATTTGAACAATCACAATTTGCTGAATTTTTAAGTGAAGGTTGGTTTACAAGTGATGTTTTAGTAAAAGGACTCAATAAATACTCATCTGCTATTGATGAAATTTATAGAATTGCTGAAGAAGAAGGAATGACTGCTTCTGAAGTTATTGAACAATTTGGAGATCAATTAGATGAGTTTGGAGTTAAAGCTTTCAAAACTGCTCAAGAAGCTAGAACATTTACAGATGTTATTAATTCTATCAAAGATGCTGTTTCTTCAAAATGGATGGAAACATTTGAAAATATTTTTGGTGGAAAAGACGATGCTGTTAAATTATGGACAGACTTAGCAAATGAATTATATGAAGTCTTTGCAGAATCTGGTAATTTTAGAAATAATGTTCTCAAAACATGGAATTCATTAGGTGGTAGAGGAGATCTATTTGCTAAAGATCCAAATCATCCTGAAAAACAAGGTGCCTTCTGGAATCTATATGATGCAGTTACATCTTTTGTTAAATTAATTAAATCAACATGGAATACAGTATTTCCTCTTTCAACAATGGAAGATGAAAATGATCAAGCATATGAAATAGGAAGTACATTAAAAAGAATAACATCAAATCTTAGGTCATGGACTGAAGCGGTTAGAAATAACACAGAATGGGCTGATAGATTTGGTAAGATTCTTAAGTTTGCATTTAATGTTTTGAAAGCTGGTTTAAATATACTAAAAGCAGTTAGATTTATTTTAGATCCAGTCATTCAACTAGCAAAAACATTAGTTGGGCAGATTTTAGATAGATTAATTTACTATATGGAAAAATTTAATTCCGATGGTAGTAGATTAGAATCTATAGCAATTAAATTAAGAAATGCCTTAGCAAAAGTTATTGAAACAATCAAAATAGAAAAATTATTAGATGGCTTATTTGTCATAATAGATTGGATAGTTAATTTAGTTTCGAAAATTCCATCATTATTAATGAAGTTAAAACCAGTATTTACAGTGGTAGTTAAAGCTGTTAAAGAAGTTATTAAATGGTTGTTAAAAATACCCGAAGCTCTGAACAACATATCTATTAAATTAACAGGTAGAGGTATTATTGATAATATTTCTTTTGTATTTAATAAAATAATTAGTTTATTTGAAAAGTTTACTAAAAAAGAAGAGCAAATTGTTACTAAAGCTACAAATAAAGCTAAAGCTCCTTTAAGAGCTGCAAAAATAAATTCTAATGATCCAGATAGTGTTAAAGCAGAAGATGCTGGACCATTTGCGCCAATAGTTATATTCTTAAAAGGTCTTAGCACTTTTGTTAAAGGCGTAGCAACTCTTGTTTCTGGATTAATGGCTGGTTTAGGTAAAGTTCTAAATGTGATAGGCAAGATATTAACCGGAATCGGGAACTCTTTAATTAAAGTATTTAACAGACAAAAACTAGAGACAACTAATGATAGATTATGGGCAACAGTAGCTATATTAGGCGTTACTGCTATTATATTAGGATTATTATTAAGTGCTTTGAAAAATTTAGCATGGTCATTTAGTTCGCTGTTTAGTCCATTAGGAGTAATAGCAGATGCTATTTCAACATTTGCAGATGCTAAATACATGGATGCTATATCATCAATGATAAATAGTATAACATCTGGATTGTTAAAAGTAGTGATAGCATTAGCAATTTTAGGTGGTTTAAATTGGGACGGTGCAATTAAAGGTATTATTTTATTAGTAGCATTTGCTGCTACTTTAGGTGCTTTAATGTTCTTATTATTAAAGAATACGAGTAGTACCGTTACTGTAACAAGAAAGTGGGTTGCTAATGCAACTTCATTAGGTAATATATTTAAGAACGGTGTTTCTAATATATTTAAATCTATAACAGGAGCTATTGACGATCAACGACAAATCAATAGAATGTGGTCTGTTGTAGGTTTTGTATCAACATTTACAACAGGTATGCTAAAATTAGCAGTTGCAATGAGAGTCATTGAGAAAGTAAGCTGGGAAGGCTTTGCAAAATCAATGATAGCTATGGGATCTATGATGTTAGGTATTATTGCTATATCAAAGATTTGTTCGAATGGGGTTGTTGATATTAAGAAAGCATATCCTGGTCTATTCGCAATGATTGGTATTGCTATATTTATGAAGACCTTTGGTAAGACTATTATATCATTAGAAGGCATAGATTGGGCTAAATCTTGGCCAGCTTTAATAGCCATGAGTTTGGCATTATCAGCTCTTCTTGGTGTAATTTGGATATTATCTAAAGGACGTTCTAAAGATGCAGCATCCGGTTTCTCTACTTTATTGATGCTAATTGGTGTTGCAACAGTTATGAAAGTTTTTGCTAGATCAATAAAACAATTGGCAAATATAAATATAGCTTCTATGATTGTGGCAACGACTGGTATGCTAGCCTTTATGGGAGTGTTTACAGGATTAATTTTAGTATTAAGTAAAATAAATTCTGATAGAATGAAAGTTGTAAAAGAAGCATTAAAAGCAATGGCCTCAGTATCAGTTGCTTTATTGGTATTTGCAGTAGCTGTTAAAGCCTTATCAACTGTTAGTTGGGAAGGATTAGCAAAGTCTATGGTAGCTATTACTTCTTTGTTTACAATTATAACAGCTTTTTCATTGATATTATCTAATTTTGCTGGTGGTACTAACTTTGCAACAACAATGATGAGTATTGGTACCGCTATAATGATGATAACGACTGCTCTTATTCCATTCACAGCAACTATGATGATGATGAGTTTAATAGGATGGAAAGGTCTTGCAATTGGTTTAGCTGGAATAGCTGGTGGGTTTGCTGTATTAGCAGTAGCCGCTATTGTTATAAAGCCATTAATAGGAGTTATTGTAGCTCTATCAGCAGCTATTTTAACAATTGGTGTTGGTACATTAATTGCTGGATTAGGGTTACAAGCACTAGCTATTGGTATATTAGCACTTGGTGCTGCTGCAGTTCCAACATTTGGAGCCATAACAGCTGCGTTTGCTGCTTGGGGTCCTGAATTTATGGAGTCTTTAGGGGCTTCATTCGGATCGTTCTTCGCTGGTTTATTAGAAGGGTTTACACAATTATTGCCAGCTGTAATACAATGTGTAACAACAATATTATCGTCTATATTAGATCTTTTAGTTAACTTTATTCCAAGAATTATAACGCCAGTTATAGAAACATTAGCGTTACTATTAACAAAATTAGCTGATGCTGCTGATGAAATAGCTGAAGCTGTTACAAGAATTATTGTTGCTGTATTAAAAGCTATTAATAATCATTCACCTGAAATATTTAAAGAAATATTTGGTATTTTAACTAAAATGTTACATGAATTAAGATTAAAGATTGGTGACATTGTTAAAGAATTAGGTGGTATATTATTAAATGGCTTAGTAGCATTAATAGAATGGTTAACGCCTAAGATTCCAATGATAATTGATTTACTATTAAATTTTGGTGCTAAAGTATTAGTTATCTTAACTGGTAAAATTATAGCATTAGCGGCGTTAGTATTAAAAGTTCTTTTAATATTAACAGCGGCCTCATTGGCTTTATTAATACATTCATTAGGAACATTAGGTTCTTTATTTGTACAATTTGTTGGAGCAGTATTATTACTGTTAACAAAAATTGTTATAGGTATGGCTGATGTTATCTATGAGTTATTAAAAACTATTATATATAATGTATTAAATCTCTTATGTAAAGTAATTAGAGATTCTGGTGAAATTATTGTCAGATCATTATCAGCAGTTCTTGCTAATTTGCTTGTTGGTTTATTTAAAGCAGTATTGGCTATCCCAGTAGTAGGTGATATTATTAGGACTATTATGGGCTGGTTCGGTGTTGATGTAAATAAAT